ATTAAAGAAAAATATTGGAGTCAAGTGGGAATTAATTGTATCACAGGTATTTATGAACCATTTGGTTATACTATATGTGAAGCATTAGATAGACGTATTCCTGTAATTGTATCTAATATTGATGGTCCTAAAGAAATTATTGAAGAAGTTAAGGAGTATGTAAATACATATGAAGTTGATACCGATAATTATGAAAATGATATTATTAATTTTAGTAATGCACTTGAAAAGATATGGACAATCACTCCGGAACAAAGGAAATATAGAGCTGAAAAAGCAAGGAAGTGTTTAGATAAGTTGCGACCGAATGTAATTAAAGAAGATTGGAGGAAATTATTCTTAGAGATTCTATAAATATTAATTAACCCTTTTATAAAATAAGCAATATGGTGATAAAGATAATGCATTTTTTTCATCTATTTCTTGTATATTTGTATCATCATAACAAATCCATTTATCGTTTTCTTTACAGACTGCGAAGTAATGCCCAAAATCCATCCCTCCCGATTGAACAGAAAACGATGTTAACTTATAATTATTTGAATTATTATAGTAATTCATATTATATTTATTCATACATAATTCTTCAGGAAATTCTATATAGTTATTTATTTTTACAATTTTATCCCCTTCTATTCTATACTTTTTTAACTGAATTATTAAAATATCAGATAAGTTCCAAAATACATTCTTTTTTTCAGGATTAACATCTTTTTTACATTTATCACACTTCCATTTATTATTATCGTCTAATTTATCTAAATTAACATAATTATCTAAAATTTCATATAGTTTATTATCTTTTTCTTTTACATCAAGAGTGATAACTTGTATTGGGTCATGATTATATGTTGAATAATCACATTCTGGACAATTTGTAATACACAATAATTGATTGTATGTTTTTTTTATAATATACGAATAACTACTATCAAAGAAAGATTTCCATGCCTTTATACTATCAACAGCTATTTTATCATAACCATGTTTAATTTCTCCATCATATTCCATATTAACTTTATACTCTAAGCATTTATGTAATAAATCAAATAATATAGTCATAAATTCTCCAACATCATTTTGTTGAAAATTAACAAAATAATAATTATGTTCATTTAATTTTTCAATAAAACATTTACAAAAATCGGTGGGATCTACATTTACCTTATCTTTATTCTTTATTTGTTTTAACATTTTTAACCATTCTTTTATTAAATCAAAATTATTTTTTTCAGATAATATAGTTGATTGTTGTAAAAAAGTTTCGTCTTCTTGGGTCAAGAAATCAAGATTAACCATACATTGAATAATAGAATTCATATAACATGTACTTCCTAGATTAATAATACCATTATTCATCTTATATTAGTATAATATATTAATAATAGTCTTAAATATATTCAAATTTAATTACTATAAATTAGACCACCCATACCACTCATAATTCTAAGGACATTATAATTTATACCATATATATTATATTCATTTGAGATATATCTATTTTTATTGTCCTTACACATACTTGTATAATTTATAAATAATTGTGCGGATTCTATTCTTGAAAAATTACAAGTCCCCGAAGGTTGGTGATCTTCTGGTTTTAAAGAAAATGAATAGATAGCAATAGTATCATTTGTCCAACCCTGGGAAAATTCATTAAAACTATGTGAAGCATTAAAACCTAATCCATAAACATCAAAAGATGGTGTTGGAACTGGTTTTCCACTATGATAATCGTATATTTGCTGTTGTGTAAAATATTCTAAATTTCTTTCAGTAAATCTATCTAATCCATTTAATTTAATTTGGTATTTTATAGGATTATCATAATATCCATTAGAAGCATTTTTATCATAATGATTACCCAATAAACTTTCTTGGAATCCACATTGCTTATCATATTTGGCTGTCCAGATTAGTTCTTTAATTGGGTGATTGAATTTTATATCAACATAATTTACAGGTTGAAAAATATTTCCCAAAGGACCTTTAATATGTTGATGTTGAACTTGTTCTATTAAATATTCGTGACTTATTTGAGCAAACCTTCTCCTTTCATCTGAATCTAAATAAATATAATTAGCCCACAATTCATTTTTATATAAATTTAATCCGGAACTACCATTTACACCACTTACACTTAATGAATCTTTATTTATATCCATTATAATATCAACATCATGGTATTGTAGAGAAACCAATGGTAAAGATGCCCCTGTTGATTTACAAAACCAGAATCTCAACGGAACTATAGCATCAAATTTCACCGTAGGTTTAAAATTTTTTATTTGGGAACTATTTACTTTTATACTATGAAAATCAAAGTGACACATGCCACCACTCTTTGTCATTTTTTGAAATTTAGTACCTTCCATTGTTCCAATATTACCAATGACCCCATCATTATTATCTTCAGTTAGTTGTGAATATATCTCTAACCATTGACCGGTCTGACAATCTATTTTCATACCACCAATATTACATTGTATTGTATCAATAATATTATGTGTTGGATTCCATATAACTTGATTATTATTAGATAAATTTGTTATTGATATATTATCTCCACCAGGTAATATACAAGGCCATTTATCTTTTGTATTACTTCCACTATAAGTACAATCCATCGTCATATTTAAATATAAATTAGACACCATATCAGCATTCTTACTTATTTTCCAAGTAAATCTATTTATATTATTTAAATTACCTTGAACTATGCCATCGTTCCCTTCCCAGATTTGTTGGACAGATTCCATCGAAAAATTTGTATATCTTCGATAGACAGTCTTAAAAAAAGTTACCTGTGGATTTCCAGTTAAATATATATCTTGTTCCCCGTGGGCAACCAATTGCATTAATCCTCCAGTCATATATATAACTTATAATTATTATTATTTATATTAAAAATTTAATTACTATACGCTAATCCACCCATACCACTCATTATTCGCAGGACATTATAGTTTATAGCATATACATCGTATTCATCACAACAGCAATCGTTATTATTTCCGACCTGAATATTTGGAGCATTATTAATAACTAATCTAGCACTATCTATTCTTGAAAAATTACATGTTCCAGATGGTTGATGTTCTTCTGGTTTTAAAGAGAATGAATAAACTGCTATAGCATCATTGGATGCTTGTCCTAATCCAGTTTGCAATATTGCTTGTGTATATATATTTTTTTCTAATAATTGTGTTTTTGGTGGTGATAGTTCTGGATGCTTTTGATGAGTTTCATCCATTCCCAGAGATATTGGTGGCGTTGAACCTGGCGTATCATTTTTTTTAGTTAAACAAGATATATCTTCAATTGTATAAGAATCCCCAGAACCTACTGGCGTACCTGTATGATAATCATACACTTGTTGTTTAGTATAATATTCTAATGGTCTCGCACTCATCCTATCTTGACCATTTAATATTAATTGATATGTAATATTATTGTTATGTAATTTATCTAAGTAATAATCATTTGTCTTATAATTTGCTGTTCCACCTGGTAATCTACCAAATAATCCAGTTCTATCATTTTGACCACCGGTCCATATTATTTCTTTAACTGGATGATTAAAATTTAAATTTAAATCACCACCAGTATTTAAAAACTTTTGGTGTTGAACTTGTTCAATTAAATATTCATGACTTACTTGAGCAAACCTTCTACGCTCATCTGTATCTAAATAAATATAATCAGCAAATAATCTATTACATTCATATTCTAATTTATTTCCTAAACATAAAGCATTATCATCGGTAGCGGCTTTCTTTAATTCTATATTAATTTTTACTTCGTGATATTGTAATGCTATTAAGGGTAAAGCTAATCCTGGATTTCTACAAAACCAAAACTTTAATGGAACATATGCATCAAATTTAGTATTACTCTCTTTATTTTTTCTATCTTCAGTTATACTATCAAGCACTATAACAACAGCATTTGATTGTCCAGACCCAACTTTATCAACTAAATCCCCGAGACTTGTTACTATTACACCACCACCTCTAGACATATTTTGGAACTTTGTCCCAGTATTTGGTCCAACGATTCCTAAATTGCCACCACTATTAGGTTCTGTTAATTGAGAATATACTTCCATCCATTTCCCAGATTGTCTATCAATCATTTGCCCTCCAATTTCAACTTCAACCTGATCTATGCCAGTATGGGTTGGATTATATACAAAGGCGCCTCCATTATTTATAGTTTTCCCACTTACATTATTTATACTTTCATTTGAATTTATAACATTAATTGTTTGTTGTAAATATAACTTATGGACCAAATCTCCATTCCTACTTATAGTAGATGTCGCCCTACCACACAATGAGTCACCACACCATACTTGTTCTATTGATTCCATTGAAAAATTTGTATGTCTTCTATAAACTGTCTTAAAATATGTTATTTGGGGGTTACCGGTTAAATATATATCTTGTGCTCCATAAGCAACTAATTGCATTAATCCTCCACCCATTATAATACTATGATTAATATTATAAAATTATAAAATATTATTAAAAATTTAAATTACTTAGTAATTAATACTCTAGTTAAATTACTTAGTTGCTGTAGGCAAGGCCACCCATTCCACTCATGATACGAAGGACATTGTAGTTAATGGCATAGACATCATATTGGTCGCAACAGCTGCCACCCGAATCACCAACTTGGACATTGGGGTAACCATTGATGACAAGCTGAGCATTGTCAATTCTTGAGAAATTGCAAGTTCCAGAAGGCTGGTGTTCTTCTGGTTTGAGAGCAAACGAGTAAACAGCAATGGCATCGTTGGAAGCCTGACCGGGTCCAGTCTGCTGGGCAACAGCCCATATAGCGCTACCCGGTTTTAAATAATCCGTAGTCCCGGACAGACTAGTACAACTTGAGGTTGACCCGGAAACGGTGATGGGAACTGAGTTCCACGTATCAGGACACGACCCCGCATCATTACCAGAAGCGCTACCGAAAGCATAAGTCAAGCCTCCCGACGCATTGAGGATATACGAGTCACCCGAGCCGACCGGGGTTCCGGTATGGTAATCGTATACCTGCTGTTTGGTGTAGTATTCTAGCGGCCTTAGGGACATGCGGTCGTGGCCATTTAATTTAAGCTGGTAGGTAACGTTGGCCCCGGGTTTTCCATTAGCTCTGTAGTAGTCGTGCGAGGTATAGTCGGCTGAGCCACCTGGTAGGATACCGAATAAACCAGTTCTGTCATTTTGGCCACCAGTCCAGATAAGTTCCTTAACGGGGTGGTTGAAGTTAAGGTCAAGAGATCCACCAGTGTTTCGGAAGTTCTGGTGTTGAACCTGCTCAATGAGGTATTCGTGACTTACCTGTGCGAAGCGGCGTCTTTCATCCGTGTCTAGGTAGATGTAGTCGGCATATAGTCTGTTGCAATCATATACGATATTGTTTCCCTCACATAGAGCTTGGGCGCTAGTGGCCTGCTGTTTCATCGACATAATAACTCTAACTTCATGGTACTGTAGAGCAATTAATGGTAGAGCTAGACCGGGGTTTCTGCAGAACCAAAACTGAAGGGGAACATATGAATCGAATTTAGTTCTGATAACGCTATCGGCGTTCGCGTCCGTTCCCCCCCCTGGACGTACACCTTGGTAAGTATACCCCCCAGTCGGGGGGGTATTGAGAATCTTAGTTACAGCATGAGCCTGACCAGATCCAACTTTGTCAACAAATCCACCAAGGGAAGTGACAACACACCCGCCCCCCCTAGCCATATTCTGGAATTTAGTTCCGGAGTTAGGGCCAACAACGCCTAGAACACCTGCATCATTGGGTTCAGTTAACTGAGACCAAACTTCCATCCATTTTCCAGATTGTCTGTCAATGCTCTGACCACCAATTTCAACTTCAATCATGTCAATACCAGTGTGTGCCGGGTTGTATATAACAACGCCGCCGTTCCCACGATCATCTTGACTGAGTGTGTTCCGAAGAGCTTGACAGGTAGTCTGTACCATAGCAGTTTGCTGTAAATATAATTTATGGACTAAATCACCATTTCTTGAAATAGTTGCCGTGGCGCGACCACATAGGGAATTGCCGTTCCATGTCTGCTCGATCGATTCCATCGAGAAGTTAGTGTGTCTGCGGTAAACAACTTTGAAGAAAGTAATTTGCGGGTTACCTGTTAGGTAAATATCTTGGGCGCCATAAGCTACTAATTGCATTAATCCTCCTCCCATTGTTTTATACTTATACTTAGAAAAAAATTTTGATTAAATTAATACGCGGATTATAATCCGAACCCCAATGACGAAAATCCTGACACAATTCTTAAAATATTATAACTTACACCATAAATATCATATTCTATACAATTACCACTATCAATTGGAGCATTTTCTATATGTAAACATATATTATCTAATCTTGAAAAATTTGTAGTTCCACTTGGTTGATGTTCATCTGGTCTTATAGCAAATGAATATACTGCGATTGTATTATTTGATGCTTGACCTGGACCTATTTGATTTAATATTGCATCCCAAGGTGATTTTTCAGGTAAATAATTTATTCCGTTATTACTTACATTAGTATCTGAATTATTTGATGATGATATAGCATATTCTAATCCATATCCTTTACATTCTCCATCTTTTAAAAGAACATATGATTTACCACTACCAACGGGTGTCCCTTTATGATAATCATAAACTTGTTGTTTAGTATAATACTCTAATGGTCTTGCACTCATGCGGTCTATTCCATTCATACTTATTTTGTAATTTACTGAATCAGATGTTCTATAATAATCATTTGTTTGATAATCAGTTGAACCACCGGGTAATAAACCAAATAAACCTGTCCTATTATGCTGACCCGCCGTCCATATTATTTCTTTAACATTATTACTAAAATTTAAGTCTAGATTTCTTCTTTGATTATTTATAACTGTTTCTTGAACTTGTTCTATTAAATATTCATGAGTTGAATTATAGAAACGTCTTTTTTCATCACTATCTAAGAATATATATCCAGCATATAAGTCATTCTTTTCAACACTTATGTATGAACCATAATTTTCTAAATTCTGAGTATTTAATGCTTCTTTTTTAAATCTCATCTTAACACTTACTTCGCTATTATCTAAACATACTAGCGGGATAACGCTCCCAATATCTTTACAAAACCAAAACCTTAATGGAACATAAGCATCAAATTTTGTTTTAATAGGAGAATCAATAATACCAGAATTATTTTTTATACTTATTAAAGCATTTTTTATAGTTTCCGAATGACCTCCACCATATTTGTCTACTAAACTCCCTATCCCAGTTACTACACATCCACCCCCTCTAGCCATATTTTGAAATCTAGTCCCATTATTTGGTCCAACACATCCTAACATTCCAGCACTATTTGGTTCATTTAATTGAGCATAAACTTCCATCCATTTTCCAGA